GTAAAAGACATAAAAACTGAAAAGTCTGATTTAGAAGAAAAAGAAGAATCAGCAGCAAAACAACTACCAGAACCCTCTGGTTATCGAATATTAATAGCATTACCTGAAGCTGATGAAAAAACAGAAGGCGGAATTATAAAAGCTGCTTCTCTTGTAGAAAGAGAATCTGTAGGTTCAATATGTGGATTTGTAATGAAATTAGGTCCAGATGCTTATCAAGATAAGAAACGTTTTCCAAACGGTTCTTATTGCAAAGAAGGCGATTGGATAATAATGCGTTCTTATTCAGGCACAAGATTTTTAGTGCATGGAAAAGAATTTCGATTAATCAATGACGACAGTGTAGAAGCTGTTGTTGAAGACCCAAGAGGAGTGGTAAAAGCATGAGTACAAACGAAGAGTTTGCAGAAGAACAATTTGAATTACCAGAAAAAGAAATTGTTCAAGAAGAACTTTCTTCTAACGAAGAAAAGTTTTTAGGTATTAAAAATACTGTTGTTTCTGATACAAAAGAAGAAACAGATTTTGATGTAGAAATTGTTGACGACAGACCTGAACAAGACCGTAAAACGCCACGTTCAGACAATCAAAAAGAAGCTGATCAAGCTGATTTAGAAAAAGAAATTGACGATGTTGATGAACGTGTAAAAAAACGTATAGGAAAACTTAAATACGAATGGCACGAAGAAAGAAGGGCTAAAGAAGCAGCAGAACGTTTGCGTGATGAATCTGTTAATTTTGCTAAACAACAAGCAGAAGAAAACAGAAGATTGCAAGCATTAGTTCAAAGAGGTGAAAGTGCTTTAATGTCACAAGTTAAAGCTAAAGCTGAATCACAGTTATTACAAGCTAAAGAAAATCATAAAAAAGCTTATGAAGCTGGTGAAGCAGATCAACTAACAGATGCAACTCAAGAAATGCTTAAGGCTCAAACAGAATTAAAAGTAGCAGATGATCATTTTGCAAGACAAAAAGCGCAAGAACAACAAACGCCACAGCAACAAAATTTTCAACAGCAACAACCATTGCCTCAAACAGCTCCGCCTATTGATCAAAAATCAGTATCTTGGCTTAAAGAGAACACATGGTTTGGTTCAGCAGACCAAAAAGCAATGACTGCTTTAGCATTAGGAATACATGACACCCTAATTACTAAAGAAGGTATATTGCCACAGTCAGATAAGTATTATGAGGAAGTGGATAAGCGAATGCGACTCCGTTTCCCTGATTATTTCGGGATGGATAAATCTAATGAAGACAACGATGAAATCGTTGAAACTGCGACATCCAGAAATACACAATCGGTGGTAGCTCCATCTACTCGAAACAACGGTAGCAAACCCCGCAAAGTGCAGTTAACTTCAACTCAAGTCGCTCTCGCAAAGCGTCTTGGGATTAGTCCAGAAAGATATGCTAAAGAACTCATTAAGGAGAAAATTTAATGTCTGATATATATGAAAACGACACAGAAGAATCTGTAGTCGATAAGCGTGCACCTAGAGAAGTAGATGAAAGAAAAGACGATTACCGTCCATCTGATGCTTTTATTCCTCAATCCCTTTTACCAACTCCAATACCGCAAGACGGTTGGGTTTTTAGATGGGTGAGAACACAGATACTCGGAGAGTCCGACAACATAAACGTATCGACTAGATTTCGTGAAGGTTGGGAACCCGTGTTAGCTGAAGATCATCCTGAATTAAAAATTCAATCTGATTATGGTTCAGAGTTTGCTAAAAAAGGTAACATTGAAATAGGTGGTTTACTTTTATGTAAAGCACCAGCACAAACAATGAAAGCAAGAGCAAAATATTACGAAGATATGGCTCAACAACAAATGGAAGGAGTTGATAGAAATTATCTACGAGAAAATGACCCTCGTATGCCTCTGTTAAATCCAGAAAGGTCTACGAAGGTTAAATTTGGTGGCAATAATTAATTTTTAATTATGCTTAATTTAATTTAATCGGAGAAAAGATATGTCAGCAACGGCAACTCCTATGGGTGCAGAGCCTATCGGTACTTTAAGTTCTAGCGGTTCCTTTACAGGAAAAGTTAGACACTTAAGTATTGCTAGTAACTATGGCACCGCTATATTCTACGGTGACTTTGTAAAAACAGTCGCTGCTGGAACAGTAGAAAAAGATACAGGAACAACCGCATTAACACCTACAGGTGTTTTTATGGGTTGTTCTTATACTGATCCGACTACTAAACAACCTACATATTCACAATATTATCCAGCTTCAACGGTAGCTAGTGATATTAAAGCTTATGTTTTAGACGATCCTAACGTTTTAATGAAAATGCAAGGTGACGCTTCTTTAGCTCAAACAGCTATAGGTAATAATGTTTCAATAGTCCAAACCGCAGGTTCAACGAGCATTGGACGTAGCAAAAATGCAGTCGATAGTTCAACTATCGTAGCAACAACAGCTACTCTTCCATTAAGAATCATCGACTTTGTTGATGGTCCTGATAGCTCAGTTGGTGACGCTTACACAGATGTTATTGTTAAATTTAACGCAGGGCATCAATATGACAACACCACAGGTGTTTAAAGGGAGTATATAAATGGCTATTTCAAGAGCACAAATGCTCAAAGAGCTGCTTCCGGGATTGAATGCACTCTTTGGGGATGAATATACGTCTTATGACGATGAGCACGCTGTAATCTACGAAACTGAAAATTCTGATCGTTCTTTCGAGGAAGAAGTAAAGTTAAGTGGATTTGATGCTGCACCAGTTAAGAATGAAGGTTCTGCTATCAGTTATGATACAGCACAAGAAACTTACACTGCTCGTTATAATCACGAAACTATAGCTATGGGCTTTAGTATTACAGAAGAAGCAATGGAGGATAACCTCTATGACTCTCTTTCTGCTAGATACACAAAAGCACTAGCTAGAGCAATGTCTTACACTAAACAAGTAAAAGCTGTAAATCCATTAAACAATGGTTTTACTAATGCTTACCAATCTGGAGATGGAGTAAATTTATTTACTGCTTCTGGAGATGGTGTTACTGGTGGTGACGGACATCCATTGGTAGATGGCGGTAAAAATAATAACCGTCCAGCTACAGCAACTGACTTAAACGAAACTTCATTAGAAAATGCAGTAATTGATATTACTGGATTTAAAGATGAACGTGGACTTTTAGTTGCTGCTAAACCAAGACGTTTGATTATTCCTTCAGCGTTACAATTTACTGCTACTAGACTCTTAGAGACTACAGGCAGAGTTGGAACTTCTGATAATGACATCAACGCACTTAATAATAATGGAGCAATACCAGAAGGTTATTTTGTTAATCACTATTTAACAGATACTAATGCTTTCTTCATTATTACTGATGTTCCTAATGGAATGAAACACTTCCAGAGAACAGCTTTAGAAACTTCTATGGACGGTGACTTTGACACCGGAAATGTTCGTTATAAAGCTAGAGAGCGTTACTCATTTGGAGTAAGTGACTACATGGGAATCTACGGATCACCGGGTAGTAGCTAAGATAAAATGGGCGATAGTTAATTCTATCGCCCTTTTTTCTGTTTTAAATCTAGGGTTTTTATTTTATTTATCGACTGACCTAGCAGACTCGCCAAGACGATAAATTTATTAAGGAGACTTAATTATGGCAAAATCAACATTTTCAGGACCGGTTAGATCACTAGCTGGTTTTATTTCAGCAGGTAATGCAACCGTAGTTAGCTTAACAGCAGATACTACGTTAACAGTAGCAGCACACTCAGGTAAGGTTCTTACTTGTAATGATGCTGATGGTAAATTTACTTTACCTACGATTGTTGCAACTGCTCCGGGTAGGGACGATGATCCTAATCAAACTAACAACTTAGGTGCTTCTTTTACTTTTGTAATTGAAACAGCAGCTACAGACTTAGATATTTTAACTGATGGAACTGATAAGTTTGTCGGTGGATTGTATTTAGGTAAAAGCGATGCAGCCGGTAAAACATTTATTTCAGGTTCAAGCAATGATGTTATAACTTTAAATGGTACAACTAAAGGCGGTATAGCTGGAAGTATTATTACAGTTACAGCTATAGGTTCAGCTAAATACGCAGTAGAAGGCATAGTCCTTGCTTCTGGTACTGTAGTAACTCCATTTGCTGACGCTTAAGGAGGTCTATAATGGCTGATGCAATAACATCTCAGACCATAGAAGACGGTGGTAAGAATTTAATAGTCAAGATTACTAATATTAGTGACGGTACAGGTGAGTCTGACGTTGCTAAAATTGACGTGTCTGCTTTAAATTCAAACCCCATAACAGGTGCGGCTTGTAGCCGTGTATCCATTCAACGTATTTGGTTTAGTAACGTTGGCATGGGATTTAAATTATTATGGAACGCAAGTACCAATAAGTTTATATTTCAAGCCCCTGCTGACTGGACAGATACATGGGATTTTTCTATGGGCAATGAAGGGAAATCAGGAATACCAAATAATGCAGGTAGTGGAGTCAATGGAGACTTACTGTTAACAACAGTAGGTCATACTGATGGCGATTCTTATAGTGTAGTTATTTGGGCACATAAACATTATTAAAGAGAAAAACAATGAAAAAAACTAAAGGAAAAGCCAAAATGAAAGGTATGGGCATGAGTTCATACGCAGGTGGTAAAAAAGTCAAAGGTAAAGCTAAAATGAAAGGACCAATGATGTATCAAGACTTAGTTAAAAAGAAATTTGGTGGAAGGGTGTAAATGGCATCTAGCGGTACAGCTACATTTAATCCAGATTTTACAGAATTAGCAGAAGAAGCCTATGATATGGCTGGAGTAGAAATGCGTTCTGGATATCATTTAAGGAGTGC